CAGTTCTTTTATGCGTTGAATCTGGACTTGCAAAATCTAGAAATTATGCAATTGATCCTGCATTAGTATGTCAGTTTTGGTATTTAACTAAACTTGAACAAATTGGTAATTTAAATAAAATACATAGAGAACATGTAAAAACGAATTTAAAATAGACCTTTTTTATTGATTTTACCAAAATGACTGATATTACTGTGAGAATGCTAAATGACATATTCGATTATGAACAAAGCGCTAAACTTGATAAACTTTATAAAGAACTTGATGAAACAAACAATCCAGATATTAAATTGCAAATTGATGCTATTGAAGATGATGAAGAAACACCTGAATGGAATAAGTTAATGGCAAGTGAACAAAGAATATGGATTAAGAAAGCAGTTGACTTAGGACTACTAAAAGTAGAACATGGAGATGGATTTAATTGGCTAGGCCAAGGATATCGAAATGAAAATTTGTGGTTTTGGCACAAAACTAAAGGACCTATTGGTGCTTGCACTGAATATGACGATTATGGCTCAGTGCCTAAATGTTTCATAGTTGGAGATGAAGAAGATCACTTCGAACCATTTCATTGGGTAGGAGTAGTAGATCACAATAATTATGTGAATTTGAGTAAAGAAATTATTGAAAAAATTAAAGAAAATGCAAAAAGAACGAATGAAGAAGAACATTGGAAAGGAACTGTCACAATTAGAGGAGAGTTATATCCATTTGAAGTTCAGAACATAAATAAGGTAAGAAACCCGTTTGAATTTGTAGATAGAACTCTATACAGTTTGTGTGGTTAAAAACGAATATTTTTCAGTTAACATTAATGAATAGTGTGGAGGTAATGCGCTTACGAACAAGGAAAAAATGGAACAACCAATTTCTTGTTTAATCTGTGAAATTGAAAGCCCAGATTTTAAAAGAAAATGTGGACATAGTTTCTGTATCACATGCATGTTAAAATGGAGAGTGGAAACTGATGGACTTTGTCCATGTCCATTATGTAGAAGAGAAATAACCAACGACGAAGAAAACGCCTTATTAGGTGTTACTGAAAACAAAGTGCTAGATTGGCATCTTGTTGATCATGACACCGGTGAATTCTTTGGTCCAGTGGTAGAGAATAGGTGGAATCCAAGAACAGAAGATTACGATAACCCACACATTGAGTACACAACACCTGAAGACTATTATAACGATAATTACGATGATGATTACGATGACGATGATGATTACGATGATTACGATGATTACGATGTAACAGGACCAAGTAACTTTCAAGAGTTTAAACGAGAAGAAGCAGAACGACGTGCAGATTACAAACAAGTGAAAAAAGAAATTGCTGAGCAGCAAGAAGATAGTGATACGTTTACTGAACGAATCAGGTATCTTGGATATCTATTTGACATTGGAAAAATCTGTTAAACATCTCAACCAAAAACGGAACCGGACTAGTTCCCTTTTTGCCTGCAAAAACGAATATTTTTTAGTTAACATTGATGAATAGTGTGTATAAAATGAGAGAATTTTGGTTCGAACAAGAAGATTGGGTTGACGAAAGATGGGAATATGAAGATATATTAGATGAATATGATTTAAAATTAAGCTTAGATATTGAACGTCTATTTGACGTTGGAACTCTTATTGAAACAAATTAATAAAAAAGGAACTGCATTAGTTCTATTTTTTGTTATTTAAATTAAAAGTGCATCAATCAATACAAATGGAAGAGGAAAATGTAAAAGAAATTGTAAAAATATTATATGATTATGAAGGAATGTTATCAGATGGATATGAATTTTATGCCGGTAAAAATGACGTAGATAAGCTTCTAAGAGAAATTGCTTTAGATATTCTAAAATCAGTTAAAACAAAACCTGTAAAAAAGAAGAAAACGGATGTAAAATAATTCTATTTTTTTAATTGCAGACTAAAATGGCATTTCTACAGAAATATTTACTTGACAACGCAATTGGCGGAACACATGGATCACATTCAGTATATTGGATTACATCAGACGTATTTAATCAACTTCCTATTAAACCATGGAAGTTTAATAGACCACCTGATGTAGACCGTATTACTGAGATTAATAGACATATGAACGAAACCAAACGAATGGATGGAATTATATATTTAGCTTGTATTGATAACGAAATTGTATGTTATGAATCAAATCATAGACGAGAAGCTCTACGAGGACTTGAAGGAATGAATCCACTCTTAGTAGATATTATTTGGGATGCAAATGATGAAAAAATTAAATCAGAATTTATACGATTGAATAAAGCAGTATCAGTTCCAGAACTGTATATAGCTGAAGAAACAGACGTAGTTATTACAGGAATTAAAGAGGCTGTTGATAAATTTTGTGAGAACTATGCTTCTCATAAAGTTGGATCAAATCGCCCTCAGAGACCAAATTTCAATCGCGATACAGTAATTGATGAATTTTACAGAATTATGAAAGAAAATAGAATTGGAATTGACGAACTTGTAACACGTCTTCAACGCCTGAATAAGGAAATGACTGAACGTGATAAAAGCAAATTACCTCAAAAGGTAATCGATAAATGTGAAAAATCAGGACTCTGGCTATTTGCATGGAGTTCTAAGCTAAATGCACATGAATTATTAATGTAAATCTGAATCGGCTGTACGCCAGGTTTTTCCATGAAGTACGAATGAATGCACTCTTGCCATTCCCCATGCTTGAGGAGAAGCTCCTGGACGATGACCTGTTCTCCAAGCTGCCATTCCTCTATCATAGACTGTTTTTAGAGTAGAAAGCGGAACTCCACTTGCTTTTGCAATTTCAGGTAAACTTTTTGCTTCAGGGTGGTTTGAATGCCAACGCGATGAATAGGATGATTTACGTGTTTTTGCACCCTTGTCGGTTTTGAAAGGTCGATATGCTTTTGCAGTTTTCCAAGATAGTTTAGATCTTTTCTCTATCTCGGAACGACGCAATGTTTTATTTTTATTTGAAAGTCCTCTATAATATTTCGGAGGCCACAACATTATTCTTTAAAACGGAAAGTAAATCTTTTTATAGTGTAATCTCAAAATAAGATGCCTCGATTTGTTAGAATTCATCAACAAGTTATTCATGTTCCTTCACTTGCAAATGTAAGTATGGGAACTTCATGTTTAGGTCAACCCTTTCTGACATTCTATTATCACAACCAACATAATCAGATAATCTCTTATGGTTGGGGAAAATGGGAAGAATGTGAGAAAGATATGATTCGTGTAAAAACATCTATGATGGAAATTGAAAAGACATTAGCAGCTGTTCCTTTGACAGAACCTGAAATTAAAACAGTAGACATTAAAGTTGAAAATTAGTAAAAATGGAAACTTAAAGAGAGTAGTCTTTTTAACTAAAAGATGGAACAACTTTATGTTCTTCAACTTGAGAATGGCAAGTATTATGTCGGAAAATCAAAAGATGTAATGAAACGATTTCAACAACATAAAACTGGAAATGGTTCTGCATGGACTGGAAAATATAAACCTATTAAAATAGTTGAACTACGCGATTTGAAAGATCATCATGACGAGAATAACACTACTAAAGATTACATGAAAAAATATGGAATTAAAAATGTTCGAGGAGGTTCGTATACACAATCAGATCTTCCCGATGATGTTGAACAACTATTACAGAAGGAAATAATAGGAAACTCAGATAAGTGTTACAAGTGTAACCTTGGTGGACATTTTGCAAACCAATGTCCAATTACAGTTCGTGGAACGTATGTATCTTCTACAAAAGATGAAGAAGAGGAATTATTTTGGGGATGTGAATATTGTCATGAAAGAACATTTACAACAGAATATGGATGTAGAGTTCATGAACGTTCATGTAAGAAGAAACAAACTGAAATTATATATGAATCACCTAAGAAGAAGTCGGGAGCATGTTATCGTTGTGGAAGAACAAGTCATTATGCATCAGACTGTTACGCTGGAACACATGCGAATGGTTATGTTATAGAGAGTGATTCAGAATAATTAATAAAAACGGAACTGCATTAGTTCTATTTTTTACTTGCAAAAAATGTATCAGGCACCACGTATGACATTTCGTAAGGAACTACAAGAAGCATTTGCAGTTGAAACTCAAAGAAAAAGAGATGAAAGACTTAAACAAATTGACTATTATGTAGAGAGAGATGTATATAATCCTCTCAAATTAGCTGCAACTCAAGGTAAGATAGAATATCAATGGAGAATACCTATTGACGTTAATACTGAAGAAGAATACAACTATTACATAGAAAAGTTACGTCATTTCTTTCCTGATTGTGATATTGATATTATTTCATATCAAGACTTCAAATTTCCTAGAAAAGGAGACAATCGTAAGTGTTCGATAAGTTGGAAGTAAATTAATAAAAACGGATCTGCATTAGTTCTATTTTTTAATTGCAGAACAAAATGGATGATATGTATGAAATTTCTGTATTAGAACATTCGGATCCCTACAGTGGTGAAGAAATGGTTTCAAGGCAAAATGTTGTTAAAGAATTTATTAAAGCGTATAAAGAATTTCTGCCTCCCCATTACTATGAAAAAGATGAAATTGTGTCTTGGAGAGGTCGTACTTGGTTATCATATGTAGATAAGTCAGGCAATGATAAACCTATAACAATTATGCTTATAGGTAATATTACAAAAGATCTTGAAGAGGAGATTGAAAGGGCTGTTGAAGATATTTATAAACCTAAAACTGAAGAAGAAGAAGACTTTTAAAAACGGATTAAACCTAATTCTATTTTTTAATTGCATAATAAGATGGAACCTATCACACGTGAACAATTAAAAAAAATACGTGTCGCCGAAATTGAGATAAGAAGAATAGAGCAGCTCCGTATGAATGAAGCATATGCTAAAGCGATGAGAGAACAAGCTTTGAATGATATTAATCATTGGATACAGAATTATGTCTATGAACCTGTTAAAAGGGCAGCAAAAGATGGTAGTTTTAGATATATGGTGAAACTGCACAGTCATGGTAAAAATAAAGAGTATCGTGATTATACGGCGGAACGAATTAAGGCTCTGTTTCCAGATTCCGATTTTACGATTATGTTATTGAACGATTCATACACATGTATTTTAGAATGGGACTAAATGAAATCAAATAATAGATTTTTTATATGCAATGTAAGTTAGAAAGATTCCATATGAATTTTTTGAAATAGTATCAATTAAATTGTAGAATAAATTTTTCCATCCAGGAGAAAGCATAGCAGCTAAACCATATGAACCCCAAATAATTGACATAAAAATAAATAATGGTAAGTTAGCAGGAAGATTTTTAGATACAAAAGAATTATAAATAATATAAAAAGATCCAATCAAACCGGCAAACCCGATAGCATTTGATGTGAATAAATCGAGAACATTGATTTCATAAAGATAACCAAAAAATAACATCATAGCGTTGAATGCAAATACAAGTAATATATCTTTCCGATGTTCGTCCCAAACTGTTTTAAGTGTTTTCTTCTCGTCAGGATTATTATTGTAATCATAGTATAGTATCGTTGTTAATAGCATAATAGGTGTTGTTATAGCCCAGTCATGATAACGATAAAATGTAGCTTCAACAACTTCTTTAAAGTGATACGTATACCATGTATAGAATGAAAATTGAACTAATGATACAATTGTTTCTAATCCAACTGCTGTTCTAAGAATTTCATCAACAGGATTTAGTTTTAAACTTAATCCAAAGATACCAATTGCAATCGATGTTATTTGAACAAATAGTGAAAAATATAAGCTATTTACTAACAAATTTTTCATTATACTTATTTTAGAATTAATAAAAACGGAATTGTAAAGATTGTATTTTTTTACTTGCAGACTAAAATGATTGACTATCCTTTCTATAATTGGAAAACCTTTGCAACAGCATTAAATGCATTTCTTGCTACTGAACATTATTATAGAAAATTTCCGAAATATGCAGAACAACATGAAATGGGTGGAGGAACTGAAATTAGAATTATAAAAGAACTTTTAAAAACAGGAGATCCTCAAGAAGGATTTGATGTAGTTACTGCTGCAATTTTGAATCGAGGCAAATACTCATCCGATATAAAAAAGGATATTCCAGAAATTATAAAATTGTTTATAGATGCAGGTGCTAAACCTAATATTGATTCATTATTTAAACTAGAATATCCTGATGACGATCACTTTGAAGATGAAGTATCACACTATCGATCAAGAGCATGGTTAATTGATGTATATGATAAGCATGGATTTGACATGACAAAATATTACGATTGGTCTTCAATCGAAGGAACATATTGGGAAGACATTGATCAAGAAATTATTGATAAACAATATCACAAGGCCTGTTTTATGGCTCTGAAATATTACAGTGATTGTTTAACTAATTTATAAAGCAATCCAATTTTTTTAACAGAGACCAAAATAGACTTCATTGATGAAAAAACCATATAAATGAAGCAAACGTATATTAGAACAAATGTATACATGGATTCTAGTCACGGGTGCATTAAATTCATTTATTGATGCATGTGGCATCGGAGCCAATGATCTAGCAAACTCATTTGGAACAACCTATGGTTCAAAGGTTCTATCCGTAGCTCAAATTGTAGGACTTGCTTCAGTTTTTGAATTTGCAGGTGCTATGGTCTTGGGTAGTCCAGTGACCAACACTCTCGCAGGAAGTATTTCAAATGTTGCGTTCTTCAAATCTCAACCTTATGTTCTCATGTATGGAATGTTATGTGCACTCGCTGGTTCAAGCACTTGGTTATATACTGCTACCTATCTAGGCCTTCCTGTATCCACAACTCATAGTATTGTAGGTGGTATTATGGGTTTTTCAATGGTCTATAAAGGTGTTGATGGCGTTGTCTGGCTGAGATCTATTCCTGATTTTCCATATGTTGCAGGCTTTGTTCCAATTGTGATTTCATGGATTTCTTCTCCGATTATCACTGCTATTATGTCTGCAGGGATTTATTCAACGATTCGGTATGGAATTATTAAGTCTGAACATGCAATCAGTCGATCGGTTAATTTTCTCCCAATTGTTGTGCTTTTCACTGTTTGGATTGAGTTCATTTTCATCTTGTCCAAAGGAGCAGGTTCAAGAATTACATGGGATATTGATACAACTATTTGGGTATCCTATTGTATTGCGTTCTTATGTTCTATTCTATCGATTGGATTCATTCCAATTCTACAGAAGAAGATTGCCAACTATGTTGCACCTGAAATACAGATTGAAAGAAAGAATAGCGTTTTACCCATTGACGATAATAAAGTAGTTCCTGTCGAACATGATGATGAAGTGTATGATCCTCGTATTGAATATTCATTCGGTTATTTGCAAATTTTCACATCCATCTGTACTTCATTTGCTCATGGAGCCAATGATGTGAGTAATGCAGTCGGTCCTCTAGCAGCCATCTGGCATATCTATCAAACAGGTTCAGTGTCCTCAAAAATTGATGTACCCCCTTGGATTCTCGCAATTGGTGGAGCCGGTATTGTATTTGGACTTGCCACTTACGGTGTTAAGATCATGGAAGTCATTGGTAAGAAGATTACCTATATTTCACCATCACGTGGATTTGCAGCGGAACTTGCTACAGCACTTGTTGTATCTTTTGCATCTAAATATGGGTTTCCCATTTCATCCACTCAATGCATTACAGGTGCAGTTGTAGGTATCAGTCTTTGCGATAAGAAATTGAAAGATCTCAACTGGAAAATCATGGCAAAGATCTTCGTCTCATGGATATTTACAATTCTCGTCACAGGAGGTATTTCATCAGCAATCTTTGCACAAGGTGTGTATTCACCCAATATGTAAAAACGGAAAACTTATAAATAAATGAATTAAACTTAAAATGAAATTCAATGCTTATATCGATGTATTTGCAACAACGTTCTTAGTGATAGCCTTTCTAGTGGTTTTATTCATTGTTTAAAGTAAATGATAAATACTTTTTTATTTGTAGTCTTAGTCACACTTGGATTATCAATGATTGAAAACCGTTCTAATTTTCCTACAACAATTATAGTTCCTGTATTAGTTGCACTTCTTACAAAGTATGCACTTGGAGATTGGGATAGAGGATTTAAATGGACATCAAATGATTTCTTGTTTTGGGGAAGTGTACTTCTTATAAGTTATATCACTATCAAATATCTAAAAACGGAAAGTTAAAAATGATTTTTAATTGACAATGAGAAAAATGGAAATTTCAGACGGATACTTTTGTGGATTTTCTGAGTGCAAATACTGTGACCCAGAAAATCGAGATACTGAACCAGGTGTATGTAAAACTATGCAATGCGAAAAATGTGGAAATTTATATGACATGGAAGAATTTGATAAGGGATTATGCAATGAATGTGATAACTATGTATCATATGGAGAACTAAAAAGATTTTATGAATTAGGTCTCTATAGCATGGATCAGATACTCGGTGTATTCTACTTAACGTATACTCTCAAAGATGAATATATAGAAAAAAGAACAGACTTGTTTGCAAGCTGTACAGGATGGAATTGCAGATGTCAATCTCCATTTGGATTTGGCGAAGGCCGGAATAACATCTGTAAATTGTATGGATTTGAAGCTAGTGAAATTTCAGAAAAAGAAATAAATAAGTATTATAGATTTAAACATGTAAGTGAAATGATTCTTCCAAGTTTAGACTAAATACCAAACCTTTTTTATCTTGATAAATGCAAATTAACAATTTGTCTTACAAGAGGATGTTTATGAAATTCAAAAAACTTAGACCATGCTAAATAGAGACGAAATTGTCTTTCATCTGCATTAAACGAAAACTTTGGATAACATGCTAAAATATCATGCAATGCATCTGCTATTGGATGCTGTTGTTGTTGACGAAGTTGATTAATGTAATTTGTTAAAACCGACTCACGTTCTTCAATAGACATTGCATTGATTTTCGTGTAAAAAGTATCCATTGTACGATATATTATTTTTATATCTAAACGTGTGTCACGTGTGCAATTCCTGGCGCTTCATCTGTCAAAGTCCATCCAAGTTGTTCCATAAGAAGTTTCTTTGTTCTAGACATATGTCCAGTACAATTATTCTTTTCTACAACAAGTAGAAATCGAGCAACACCATCTACAGGTTCAACTTCATGAACAAACACGACTAAACCTACATAAACCCATTTATCTTGTACTTTTTCAATTACGATCGAGCCAATTGTGATCCAGCTATTACGCTTACCCTTTTTCTGACCATCGAAATAAATAACACGCACAACATCAGTATCGTTTGCAATTTCATCATTATATGTTTTATCACTTTTATTAACAGAGAGTAGAGTTACAGACATTTTATTGAGTTATAATCAGTAATTGTCATCAAAATCCGTTTTTAAACAGATTGAACGAATTCCCATCTTAAATACTCACAAATCTTTTTCCATATTTGATCATGTGCAATTAAACGATCGCGTGATTTTAATAATGGAAAGTAAGCTTTGTATTCATCTAATTCTAGAAGTTCAAAGAACTTAAAGAGAATATATGAGTACGATAGAAAATTAGTACGATCATCAGGACAATAAAGAAGAAAAGGTGCTTGAATTTCTTGAAACATGGTTCGAATCTTTTCTTCAATTTCCGGTGTAATTGTTGGGGGAGGGTTTCCGTTAAGTCTGGATAAAATGTGTGCAGCATGTTCGTAATACTTAGATTTATTGAGTTTCTTTAAAATCTCTCGTATATCTTTTTCAGTAAGTTGAGCTATATTTTGCACTCTTCGTTTCTTAAGTTCACAAATTACTTCAGTTGTAACTTCTTCTGGAATTATAGTTGATTCCTTTGCTTGAAATTGATTTAAAATCTCATTCAAATGATTAATTTTTTTGTATGCATAATTATTTCGTTCTTTAGGAGGATCACGAAATGAAGGAAAGTCTGAAACTACCATCATATATTCTTCAGAACCACAAGTAGGACATACAAGTACACCTTCAGATGATATTTCTTCTCTTGCAATATTACACGTTTCACAATGTTCAGTTACAACTTGTTTTGTTTCTATATTTTCAAGTCCAGCTAATTTCATACGAGTTGCATATTCTTCAAAAAGTTGTTTTTTAGTTTGACTTCCTGATTCTCCTGTTTTGTTTGTAATTAAATATTTAACGAACGTATTCTCATCCATGCAAGATTGAGCTGTTGGTCTAGTTTTTTCGGTATTTCCATAGTATGAAAGCATAATATCACCATTTTTTAAATAATAATCTTCCAATGGATTATCCGAATTTACTTTAGATTCTAATTTACTAATTTCTTTCTCAAGTCTAGATGCTTCTAGAATATCAGAAATTTCATTAGTAGACAAAAGAGTT